ACCCTTCCAGAAGTCGAAAGGATTAACTGGATCCTCATCCTCAAATTGAGGTTGCATCACATCCTTGATCTTATCAAAGATCTTCTTACCAAACTTATACAGTCTGACTTGACCTTCGTTCTCAGGATGTGCAGGATCTTTAACCACGTAGATATTAGCAACATAGGTCAGGCGACGTTTTTGCTTACGTACCAGATCTTTGTTAGCCTCAATACCAGAATTCCATAACTCAGTATTGAGTTCAGAAACGGGATCGGCTTTACCTAGGGTTGTGAGAGAGTTTTCGATGTACCATTTACCAGTCGGGCCTTGAAAGCCATGGTTCCAAATACGAACCCAGGGTAGCTCTTCGCCTGCTGATGGTGGTAGGAATCGAATGACTGCGTAGCCGTTACCAGCTTTATCTACTTCCGGTTGCCAGAAGCGGTCATCTTTTGCGTTGTCTTGAGTCTGTGGTGTTGCAATCTTTTCGACTTCTTTCATCAATTTGTCGAAACCACCTGAACTCTTCTTCATAGAACTAAAGTCTAATGCCATAATTTTCTCCTTGTATGCGTTGTATAAGCGTTGTATTAGTGTTGTATTTTATTATTTAGTATCATCAAGATCATCATAATCATCTACATCACCGTTATCTAGATCGAGACTTTCGTCTTCCTCTTCTAACATATTATATATGCTCTTCCGATATTTGCCACTCTTATCGACACCCTTAGTAACTTTACGTACCTTCTTGTCGTAATCGATCTCAAAATTTTTACGTTTCATCTCTGTTACTGTCAACTGCAATAAACGGCCATGCAGAAATACGTTTCGTAATTTCTGATTGGTGATGTGCAAGTTTAATCAAATATCGTTGGGTTTCTCTAATATGTTCGGATAACTCTGTCATGCTATCCTGCATGACACAAATGGTCTTTTCAATCTCCGTGATACGGGATTCAGAAAGGTCCAATTGCTCTTCGGTAAATTTCATTGTACTTGTCTTTTTTAATTTCTAGAAAAGGTGAATACTTCTTGATAATTCTAGATGTATCCGGCCAGACTAAATCATCTTTTAAGTCCTGATCTAATTGATCAGTAAAATTATTTAGCTTATTCAGGATTACAAGAGTCTCAATTGAAATATCGTTCCGAAGATACATTTTTATAATAAATGGGTGTTGCCCATGATTACAATAGAAGAGTTGATTAAATGTAATACCAAGTTTATCGGCATATGTTACTGCTTTATCAATCTCTTTTTTAAACGTATATGAGATAGATTCTATACGTTTCTTCCATCCTTGGTAACGTTCCTTTGACTCTACGTCAAATACTCCGCCCCATCTATCACCGGATACAAAATTGGCTACCAAGAAATCTACAATATCTTTATCCGAATAAGTTTCTGCCACACGGCGAATTGACAGAAGATCTTTACGTTTTAAGAAAGAGTTCTTGGTAGCGCGAACTCGGCCTTTTTGCTCAATCACATTATAACTATCTGTCGTAAAGTGTAGGCGCAAGGCCAAATAATAACGATAAACTTCAAATGGTTCCATAATCACGCATAGTACCCAACGAATACAAGTGTGATTCTGTTTGTAGTATAATTAGTAGGTACACTGTGTCGTAACCAGCCTGGAGCTATAACTATAGTACCGTTATCTGGGGGAATCATTATAGATTGAGAATTACTATTATTAAAATTTGTAATACGACCACCAAAAGTAAAATTAAGTGTACTAAGTGGGGTTTCAATAACTAAGGGGGCTGATCCTTTATCAACATCTATATAAAACACCGCAGACACCGGGGATAGATTGTGAATGTGGGAATTTTGACAACCGTTATAACCTAAATTATTAAAAAATAATCTTGATGTATCATACGATAAATCATCATCATACCCCGTCAGTCTTAGATATTCTTTGCATAAGTTAAAAAGATAATTCTTTACTTCTACTAACCTAATATCATTTGCTGAATCGGTTTTGTTTAATGTAATTCTAGCATTCTCTCCAGCACTATGAGATAATAATTCATTTAAGTTATCCCTATTACTCAAAATATCGCTAGCAATTGGCCTGATATCTTGTGCCAGTTTTAAATTGTGTTCTATAGAAACAGGTACAGAAAACCAATGATTTATACTCATACAGGTAAGTGCCCGCGAGGTTTAATCATGTTAGCCTGTTCGGCCTCCATTTGAATCTTCTCTCGAAGCTTCTGATTAATCAGTGAACCGATACTATCAATATCAATTTCTTTTTCATTACAATAATTAATAACTGCATCCATATAGGTTATCTTAAATGTGGATACCTGCTCATCGATGTATAAACTAAACTCAGTAGGAGATCTAAATCGTTTAGTAATTACAAGAGCATCGGTCAGTTGTTCGTTTTCGTCTGTCATACAAAGTAAATAAGTCCTAGCATTACCGCTTGAATGGCGAATCCAAATCCAATTGTCACTACCATCAGCATATCCTTAAGTATAGCTGATCTTACAAAATAAAGCAATAGGCCAGACCATAACATCAGGGTAATATCTAGTGGAGGCATCTTATCGGTAGCCCCGGCCAGTACAGCAATAAAACCTGGAATGGTTGAACCTATTAAAACCACGATACTGATCCACGCAAACGTATCAGCTGTAGCCTTAGTGAAGCCTTCAAAGTAAGAGAATACTTTATCTTTTAATTGATTAAATTTTTCCATTTTTCTCACCGTAAAATATATGACGACCGATTTGACTGATCTTTGGAAGATTCCAATTAGGGTTTACATAATCGGCATGATAGTACATTGCCTTGTTCATTGAAGGCAATCTAAAGTTCTCTAGAAGTACCTTCTTAGCCACCTCCATAGACTCTTTGTAATGAGCATTAGATTTTACCTTAGGACCACTTTCGCAGTACCATGAGAACTGGCAAATGACTCTACCGTAAATTACGTTCTTCTGATATACTACGTTACAGATATCAGATGGGAACTTACCTGACTCTACGCGGTTCAATGTGACCTGAGCTACCGCAACCTTACCTTCAAAGGGCTCTGTAGCCGCTTCATGGTATATGTTCTTTGCTAGACAGGTCAACTGCTTATCTCTTTCCTCCATTGTTATTGGGGTACCATTATATTGTTTAGTATTATAATAGTCAATCCTACTGGTGGTAAATTTAGTAACTAAAGCTACCATCAATACTACCAGACCTATTTTTAAAAATAGATTAAAAGTTTTTACCATTGGTTTTCCTTATTAAGGAGGCTCCTGAGTTAACAAGAGCCCCTACCTTCAGATTACTTCTTACTAATAGTCTTAATATTATCTTGAGGTATGTTAGAAACAAAGCCATTCAAGACATGAGCCTTAGCAATGATTTCTGTTTCTGAGGGATAGGCTGGGTAGCCTGGATGCTCTGGAGGTGTTTGGCCGGCATGCTTTGCCGTCTCTACCTTGGTCGACCAGTCGTTAGATATTACTTCGCGTTTACCGTAGTAATCGTCACCAAGCATATCTTTGGCCATTTTGAGAAGTTCGAGACGAATCTCGAAAGGTGTCATGTTACTCATAATAATCTCCTTTGTGTGTATGAGTGTTATAAAATGGTAGGTTATTCTGTTACGAGGAAACCTACCGAAACCCTAAGCAGCGTTTAGGCTGCTAATGCGTACTTTTCATCGTTAGCATTTATCTTGTTTGTGTCTTCGGTCGAGTTCCCCCAACCCTAACGGCTTCTACTTTGCCGGATCGTCCATCTTTGTACTTATTGCCCTGTCGAATCTAGAACAGGCCCGTCAGAAGTATACTAACTGCTCGCTTAGAACATTATCCATTTCTGGGATCTAATTGCTTCCTAATATACTTCTGGTGGACCTGAGGGGATTTGCACCCCTGTCCAGAACTACTTTCGATTAACTTCATACGATCATATAAATTGGAGACTGATAAATCTATCTCCGATTACTTCTTTGTATCGTTCTGCTTCGTTCAATGTCTTGAATAGTTTATAAAACGTTGCAGAAGAACCTGATTCAAAATTAACTTTATACATTATTTATACCTTTATCTCAAAAGCCCACCTATGGATTATACTGTAGATGCCACTACTAATCCACTCTTTCTTTCGTAGAGGTCCCGAAAGTACATTAAGCGCTTTACATGGGTATTTCTACGTTCAACAAACACTTGGGGCTCTTCGTCATCTACTGCAATTGCAACAACGGTTTGAGCAACCGGGATTTTAAACTGCTCTTCAAACATAATAGCATAAGCAGAACATTGCATGAAGTAATTCTCTATATCTTCTTTATTTTTAAGTCGTTTAGAAGTTTTAAAGTCAATTACAGATAATACCCCATCAAATTCTGCTACACAGTCCACAGTACCAGCAATACGCAAATGATTGGAATACATTCGTAACTCCTGGGCATACACGTTATTGATTCTATGTAACGTAGGTTTAAACTTATTAAACAGTTCTTGGTCTAAAGGACTCTTAAATGCAGGTATCTTATTATCTATGTATTGCTCACAAAGAGTATGAATTCTGGTACCGCGACCGGAAGCCGTTCTAGATATTCTATTAGCCTCTTCTTCACCCACCCTCTTGCGCCACTCCATAATATAATTTATGTTGTAAGCAGCAAGAACGGTAGTAATAGAAGGATACTTATTACCTTCTGGTGTTACGTAATAACGAGTTCCATTTTCGTTCAGTTGTTGTAGTTTGGGGACTTCACGGTCAAGCTGTACATGATTAAACATATGTTATTTAATGGTTTCCTGATAATACTTCAACTGCGTGGGCGTAATGTTTCTTGCGATCTTCTAAACCAATAACCCCACCATTAATTTTTTTAGTCATAGTAACAAAGTCACCAGAATCAGCATACTGATTAAGATTGTTCTTATGCCAGAACCAGCATGCAGAGTGAATGGCGTAATATGCATCTAGAAGGATATCGGGGTTCTCAAGTAATGTATCGTCCTGAAACATAAACTTAGAACAATTACGGTAGTTATCTTTACCTGTCAATTGAAGGAGTCCACGGCCTCTGAATTTCCAACCATCACCAGACGACTCAGGTCCATTACCCATTCTACCACCATAGGACTTATTAGCAATAAGTTCAGGCTTACCTGCATATTGCTCCGCCACTCCAGCTGGGTAACGCTGAGGCCATATCCTGGTCAATGTAGCTGCTTTATAGTTTAGGTTTTCTTCTAGCGTAGAAAAGCCCCCAGACTCATGGGAACATTGTGCAATAAAAGCAGCGACTCTTTCCACAGTTGTAATGTTATACTGCGGTAAAGCTTCGCACATACTCTCATACCAATCATCTGGTCCTCCCAGTGCTCTAGGTACAAGTTGTCTTACGTGATTTTCATTAAATTCAAAATCAAAACTCATTTGTTCTCCATATCTTCGTATCTAATCTTAGCCAATATATAGTCTTTAACTAAAGAACTTCTTACGATATCATCGGCTTCGAATTCTATTTTAGTAAATGCACCCATGTGGTATGCAATATCAAAAAACTTCAATATACCACTAACGTCGTTCTTCTTCTTATTTAGGTCTGTTTGTCTGTAGTCCCCGCACCAGATAATTTTTGATCGGTAACCAACCCGTGTCATAACAGTATCGATTTCTTCAAACGTCATATTTTGCATTTCATCAACGATAATAATTGCATCGTCAAAGGACATGCCGCGAATAAACGATGTTGAGATAAATTCAATATGACCTTGCTCGGCCAATCTGTCGTAGGCATCTTTTCTATCAAACAACGTATGACAAATTTGACGATAAGGTTGCTGATAGATGTCTAGTTTTTCATCGATGTCGCCTGGTAGGTGACCCATCTCTCTAGATTGTACTGCCGATCTAACTATAATAATTTTATTAAAAGGATTTGTCTTATCTAATACTTCTTCTAATGCTTTATAAACTGCAATAAACGTTTTACCTGTTCCGGCAACTCCATGGAGCGCCATAAAATAATCTCCTCTTTTATATGCATCGTAAAATAGTTTTTGATTATCTGTTAATGGTGTAAATGTTTTAAGGTGATCTATTTTTAATCTAAGTGCATTGTTGGTCTGGGCCCTCGTACTTGTGTATCTTTCATCAGTATCGTGAACGATAGGAAGCTTTGCAGCTCTTTTAGTAGACATGTTTCCCCTTTAGAAAATAAAAAAAAGGACTACAGTATTACCTGTAATCCTTACGCTAGGTTATATAACAAAGATACCCAGAATCATTTTCTGGATAATTTATCCGCCAAGTTACTTTTATAATTTGCGGCATGAATTTTAGATAAAACTTCATTAAACCCTTGGTCTGGTTTTCTGATTCCTAATCTAACAACATCACCCATGGCAGGGGCGCCCATGATAACTTCTAGACTAGGGTTTTCTTTTAGATATTCTTCACGAGAATTCCATGACATAATCTTGTCGAAAATCTCTTCAGTATCTTTATTGCGAAATGTATAAGTTGGCATATTTTTATTTATATAAACCAGGTCGGCGTATCCCGATTTTTCCATGAAGCGAATGACTTCTTATCACCCATGTAATAGTTACGATAACTTTGAATAACCGTATCTACCTTATACTCATCTGGCATGGCAGGAGGAGGATCTGAAAGCCAGCCTAATTGCGGTATATTTTTAGGTAAAGTACTAAAAACCGGCTTCATTCTTTCTGCTGCATGTTTTTTACCGTAACGATGGGTATACTCTGATAGCATTTCAAGCCATAGAGAATACAACCACGTATAATGATCGGCCGATTGCCTGACCCAGATACCAGAGGGGTGATTAAAGTGAGACGCTTTCCATACCACTTCTTCTCTTGAATCTGGTAATAACCATCTCTGAATATTACGATTATTTTTAGTCTTACCGTAATATGGTTGTCCATCTAATACGCGATGGGCGGTAGACATTAGCTGACCGTATTCTAGAGTCATTTTAACAACATGCTTATCTACATGCTGTTGAGCGCAATTAGTTGGGTTGTTGCTCAAATAAAATATGTTCACAGGGATATACCTCAAAAGTAAAATTAGGATTATCTTCTAGAATTTTAGTTTTAGCAACTTCTATTTCTTCTAACGTCTTAAAAACTCCTACGTGTGATGTCTTTTTAATACGGTTCATTTTATCCCGTACTTGCATCTCTAAATTATAAACAGTATGCATTTTATTTAATATCACCTAGACTGGTTTCCCCAGTTAGCTGTTCGTACATAGTTTCAAATTCTTCATGCTCGGCAACCTCCTTAGAGAAGTTCTGCTTATGATATACCTTAGCAAGTTTACGAAACGTTTTTTTACTCATTTCGTATTCTTCACAAATATTAACAATAGCTTCTTTAATAAAATCTCGTTCACCATCAATACGTGCCATGGATGCAGATAACTCATCCATACATTTCTTAATAGCTTTACGGGCGGCGGGGTCAGAAGGCAAACTCATTATAAACTCCTTAGTTTCAATTCTTCTTTAAAAGATTCTTTGTATGCTGGGTGCATTGACGGTACATTCTCTAGACATGCATGTATATGTTCTGTATTCATATCTTTTAGTAAAATATAGGTTAACGGTTGATTACCATCTCTACCATAAGTACCCCATTTAACTGCTTCACGAACTCTATCGTGACCGTCAGTAGTATACACACTTAATTCTTCGTAAGGAGCATCATCATGAACATTACGTCTGATATATTCAAGGCCTCCATCTACCATATACTCTTTACCATTCTTATCTACATATACAACATAGTCATGTCTATGCTTAGATTCAAGAATCGTACCATCAGGGGTACGGATTGCATTATAAACTAATGTACTCATTTTAACGTCTCATTTGTGAAAGTTCAACCGCATTATCGTCACTGAATACAGGAACCAGGTTAGATTTATGCATCGTAGCCACTCCCAGCATCTTATCACCCGTATAATGCATAGTAGTTTTACCGGTATTAACAGCACCCTTATGACCGGTATCTAAACTAGGATAACGAATCGTCTCTCGTACAAACGGTTTATAAACGGTACCTGGTAATTCAATATTACGAATTGTTTCTTTTTTCTTAACAGTACCTTCAGGTTTAATATCGTACTTTGCACACCACTTAGCATACGCCTCGCGCTCGGCTTTAGGCATAGTCTTAGGTTTAACTTTGGATTTAGTATTCGAATAGATCATAATATATTATAACATAACTAGAATAAAAGTCAACCTTTACGTGGTTGACGTAACCTTACCTGCTTTACGTTATAAAATCTCTCTGGTTCAGGTAAGTCATTACTTACTGACCAAGGACTTGGTTTAGGTTTTTCGAAACGTTTAAGAAACGACACCCAAAGAGATTTTATTCTAAAGGGGCTTTTTCTTCTTTCACCTTAACTGGCTTAGGGGTTAGTGCTTGAGGAAAAGCTTCTCTCACAATATCTTCTTTTAAAGACTTGTACTTAGTATGTAACTTACGGTCTTTAGCTAGACATAAAGCCTCTGCCTCTGTCCAATGAATACCTTCAAGCATATTTACAAACAAAGATTCTTTTTTAAGCTTAGGTAAGTTAGTTGTAGGTTCTAGCCAGACATAAAAA